AGGACACGCTCTGGCATTAAGCGCGACCCCCTATACTCACAGTTTACATTGCAAGCTTTGTACGCGACACTCATATTGAATAGCACTACTCCATATAGTATCTTCATATCAATCTCTGAGTTTTGTATTGTGGCACGTTTGGTTTATTGACCATCCCGTTTCGCACGTAGCGCACGTGATAATTTGTATTTGTCTTAGTATAAGCCCAAACTTATAGTAGCGAATTAAGACCTAAGCTACTATGAATAGCAAGCCTATTCTACATAGAGTTGCCGGCTACGCCGCCTTCTCTTCTAAGATCGACACTAAACGTGCGGTCTACCGTGGCACTCCCACTGTGATAACTAATAGCCAAAAAGGAAGTTATTATCGCAATCTTGGGAATGTCAGCCTTGGTTGGCTTTATAAAGTCAACTGGGATGATCTTGTTTATCATGGCCATCACACCTTGACCATTGGACAAGAGCTCCTTCATCCCCATACTGTCTACATGAGCGATTACAATCCGATTTGGAAAACTTATGCCGATGTTGATTTGTCTCCTGAGCAACTAGTAGCCAATTTAGTTTACCTTTATACGTCGTTGCCTACAGAAGAGGATGCTAACACTGTACCCGTACACTTGTTCACACAAGAAACCGGGCTTGTTAGACTTCACTTTTTGGCCGACTATGATAATGGTATCTCACGAAGCACTATTGCTATGACAATGAAAATACTTCATCACTTGGCTCGTTTCTTTCCTTTAATGGTATTGAATTTACACGACCATGCGATGATGCGCGCTAAGCATCCAATCGGATACACTTGTTCATGCGGATTTAGGAATAGAAAAGCCCCACAAGCTCTCTTCAAAGAACTCGTCGGTGACCTTTATTGGCTTGCCGCAGATCACGGGCTTTTCGATTTTCCAGAAAACTTACCCAAGATAACCGCTATCTTGGAGGGGCGCGTGCGACTAGCACTCGCCCAACCCAAATCTGAGCTTAAAACTCCACCACCTCAAGCTCAGATGTTTGACTTCAACCTCATGGACATTTCTCCGGATGTGTCTAGGACTATTACGACGCTTGGAAATCAATTAACTCACCTGGCAAAATCCACAGTCGAGGGAATGACTATCCAGAGACGCTTTACGGCGCTAGTTTTTAAACTAATGATCGCATGGCGTTCAGGGTGGGACATACCGACATGTGGAATGCTAATGGCTGATTTTGTTTCCGAGCATTTTCATAACGCAACCTCCGGATTTCTGACTGTTTTGTCTAAGATGGGAGACCATATGGGACAATTTATGCAAAATTTGATGACCCCTCAAGCACAAGCATTGGACCCAACAGTAACCACTTCAGTAGCGGCCTTAATTTTCATTTTGATATCTGCAGTTGTTGGATATAAGGCTGAATTGCCTTCTATTTATACTGCCGTTAAAAATATGACAGTGGCAGGCGCCGCTCTGAAATCCATTTCACTCGGAGTACCTATTATTGGCTCTATCATTGAACAAGCTTACCATTGGGTCTATAAGAAAATGTTTGGAGTTCCTGCCGACCTTCAAGAAGCCGAACGCATTGTGGAGGGCGTGGAACAGTATTATCTGCGCGTCTCCACTTGCCTTAATTTGGCACAAGATCACGACTATTTCGAACACATGCATAATCGAGTACGCGTGATGACTCTGATGACTGAAGGATTGAGTTTATCTAAAGCTCTTTCCGATTCACAAGCTTCGCCCGCAAGCATAGCAGCTTTTCGAACTCACTTTCAACAAGTCGAAAGGCTCTACGCTAGACTAATGGGGTCGAAGTATTCAATGACCGTAAGACCTGAGCCTTTGGTTGTTTATCTCCATGGTGGCACAGGTATAGGTAAATCCGTTCTGGCCTTGAGGTTGGCACGCGACTTAATCTTACATCTGCAACCGGACATTGGTGATAGAGTTATTCAGAACATCTATGCTCGTAGTGTGTGGCAAGAATTTTGGGATGGTTACAATCACCAACTTGTCGTCATTTATGACGACATAGGAACCATACGAGATCAAGCTGGAAATCCCAACCTAGAGTTTCTTGAGATCATGAAAACAGCTAACATCGCTTCTTACCCTTTGCACATGGCAGAATTGTCTAGGAAAGCTGCAACTGCTTTTACGAGCCCTGTAGTTATCTGCACCGCAAATCAGCCACATTATGCTATGCCTTCATTGACAAACCCACAAGCCTTCAATCGAAGACTTGACATAAAGTGCAAGGTAGATATTAAGAATCAGTTTGCCAAGCAAATTCAAATCGCTTCCAATGC